GATAAGGAAGTTTCCAAGGTCAGGGAAGGAGATAATAGGATTTACGGCGTTTCTATTACCATACATTGAATCTCTTTCTTCCAAGGTTGGACGAGAAAATACATCAAGAACGCCTGGACATACACCACGGGTTGTTCCTGCTGGAGCAAACCAAGGCGCTGCTATAGAATCCGAAAGAGCATAAGCGCTCAAAACAACACCTGCTGGTGGAACCCAAACATTTACCTGATTGAATGTATCTCTAATCTGAACCCACGGCCAATAAAGAGCACCAAAATCACTATCAAAACGAACATCATTCAATGGGTGAACACCATTCTGCCAATCAATGATTTCTTTTACTACCAAGCCGAATGGAGGTTCAATAATAGCAAAACAATCTTCACGAGTATTTTGGCAGAAGTCCAATAATGCCAAAACATTATTGGTTGATGGATGTCCAGGAACGGCTATTAGGTCTATATCAATCTGTTCAGGATCGGATAATGCCTGCAAGCCAGTCATGCTGACTAAGGAACCCACTAATAATGTATCTTGATTATCCGGATCAGATGGAATACCATCTGAGCCTGGGTCGAGTTGATAAGTTCCATTTAGAGGTAAAGCCAAAGTATGAGTATTGTCTATGACTCTAATATAATCAGAAACCAAAGCCAAGAAAGCTTCAACATAGTAAGAGCTAGTTGGATCTTTGGATAGATTGCCCCAAGATTCAACTGGATTGCCATATGAAAATACTTGAATGCTAAAGTTTCCATCCACAACACTATTTGTGATTACAACTTGGGTATTATTTCCATCAATACCAGGAGAATCTGCTGTTACTGTAAAGCAAACTATTCCACTGTTATTAGCGCTTCCAAATACAATACCATCGTTATAAGTAGTGCCTGATCCTGTTACCCCAGAAGGAGAAACCCCTTCGTGAGTTATATTGTCTAATCCAAGTAAAGCGTCCGCAGTACTATCGCTCTTGACTAACAAGAACGAATCTTCACCTGTAGCCAAAGTAGAAAGAACTAGATTATTTCCGAATGTATAAGCTACAAACCCACCAGGAATACTTCCTCCAGTGATCTGTTCATTTATATCAGTGGCGATTTCTTGGATTGTGCTACTATCACTTTCAATCGTGACTACTTGAACGATATTATCAATCAAGATGTTATCAGTTCCATCAATAACGATTTGTAAGTTTAGACCGCTCAATCCAATAAAATCAAACACACCAGCTGTTTGAGAACTATTATTTGGGTACCTATCAACCGAACCCGTTATAGAAGCAGGAGTCATTCCCTGACCCAATCCGGTGAAAGGTGCTGCAAACAAGATTCCATTCCATATTGGGCCGTATAAAGCATCTTGTACAGAGACAAGCTCTATACTTGCTGATGGTCCATAGGAGAATACAGATTCAACTGCTACTGCGCTTGAAAGTGTTGCAGCTCCTGTTATTGGGTCTGGATGTGTCCAATAGAACTGGATACCATCAATAGCTGGTACAACTTGTGCATTCAAAGCATTTACCAAATCCGTTACCGAATAAGGAACACCAGTAAGAGGGAATGGTCTATTAGCGTCAGATAAAACTACAAGTATTTTAGATGCTAGTAGTCCGTTCAACCTCCAGCGGAAAAATCTGTCTACATCAAAAGTATAAGGTCCAGCTACATTAGATTCAATTTGAACTGGGTCGCCCGCAGCAGGCACATCTACTTGTGCTGTTGTTGCGGCTTCATCATCAACTGGTGATACATCTGCGACCCTAACAATAAACAACTCGCTACCAACTTGGAGATACTGCTGAGCAGCATAAATCAAGTAAGGATCACCAACGTCAGGGTGAGGATTACCGAAAGTAGTTGTAAGTTCATTCAAAGTGCTTACAAGGGTAGGGATGTTGATTGGTCCCTTACTTGCGAAACCTACAAGACCGCATCTGTGCCCAGTAGGCGCTGCGGTAATAAAAGTCAGATCCTTTTCAGCAATCCTAACGCTTGGACTTATCAAGTTGGTGGGCGGAAAACCCTTAAGTATGGCCATATTTTAGTTCTCCCTTATTTTATTCTTTATTCTTCGTGTGGAAATCAATCTAAAGCTCTCCACTAGCTCGATGTTTTCGGTTGCTGCCTCATCCTCGATAATACGTTTGTTGTGTCCTGGGTGAACTTTTATTTTTCCAGAACCCACACCAGGTATAGTCAGCACTGTAAATGATCTAACTTTTTTCTTTGACCTCACCATTACTTGTATTGGGCCTTTAGTGTTGTTAGTTATTTCAATCATCTTTTAGTTCTCCTGCCACCTCTTCTATTCTTTTCACGAGGTCTGCTATTTCCATATCACTTACAGAATCTACTACATCTATTCTTGTTCTCAATACCGATTTCTTTCTTACAATCGGTTGTGGAATAAATGTCTCGGCCTTGAGGCTGAACTGCCATTTCACTATCCTCAAGGACGTGTTTCCAGGTTCTAGGTTTTCATTGTTAGCAACTGATTCTAGCTTTACAATGGACTCCCAGTTCACGCCCTGCACTCTTATATATGCGATTGGGCTAAATTTTGTCTGTATTTGCTCTACAATCTGATTCATTTCTTCTTTATACATAGTCCAAGCGAAAAGTTGATAGCCAATGTCTACTGGAATGCCTCTTGCAACTCCAAAAATCGTATCTCGTTCATATTTTTCATTTGCGGTAAGTCCAGGCTTCCCATCTCTACGCAAGTTCCTGAAGTAGTTTAGAGCATAGTGATAGATGTATCTTTCTGGGTTCATAGCATAATCAGATGAATAAATAGCAAGCATTGGAAGTTTTATCCTATCCACTACTAAACTATTATCTTTCCTAACATTTGTTTGTATGATTGCAGCAACGGCTCTTTCTTGAGAAGCCCATATAATAGGTACAGGATGTGTTGTGCCTTGTAAATCAATGACTATTATATCTCTAAATAGGTCTTTTACGGCTTCATCGCATCCTCTTAGCCCTTGAGAGTAGCGATAAATGGTATTTCGGTCAGGCGCTTTGGATAAATCTTCTGTGATTTGGCCTGTTTGCATTGGGTCACACAAACCACTTTGACCCAAACCTTCATTGCGTAGTTTTCTTTTTAGGTCTTCAAAGAAAGGAACATCTTTTTGGCTGGGTTGCTGGTCACAAACATCACATATAGGATTTACAGGATCTATATTCAAACTTGGATCAAAAGGATTCGGTTCTCCACACTCGTTTAGTGTCTTATTCAACTTTAAATTCTCCTTACTAATATATATTGTAGGGAGAAATTATTATGAAAAATACTGATACTGAAACTTTTATCAAGAATGCTATAGCAGTTCACGAAAATAAATACAATTACGATAAAGTTAATTATGTTAATTGGTTTACTAAAGTAACAATTGAATGTTCGTTACACGGGAAATTTGTTCAAAGACCAAGTAGCCACACAAGAGGACAAGGATGTCCAAAATGTGCCTATCAGCAAAAATCTGTTTCTTATCGTTTATCCCAAAAAGAATTTGTTAGAAGAGCCAAATTGATTCACAAAAATGAATATGATTACGAACAAGTTGAATACAAAACCAATAAAGTTAAAGTTAAGATAATTTGCTCGTTACACGGTTTGTTTGAGGTTAGTCCCGGCAATCATTTGAAAGGCAAAAAATGTCGTGAATGTGATAGGATAAGAAGAACTAAGATTATAAACCCTGATAGAGAACAAGTTAGATTGCGAGCTTCTATTGGGAGTAGAGCATATTCGTTACTGGCCCGTGTTTTAAAAATCGTAAATAAAAATAAAACTGATAGAACTCACAAGTTGTTAGGGTATTCCAGAAAACAACTGTGCGGTTACTTAACTTCTCACCCGAAATGGCCATTAGTTAAAGGTAAGTGTTGGCATATTGATCACATATTCCCCGTCAAAGCGTTTGTGGAGCATGGTATTACAGATTTGAAAATTATAAATGCGTTGGACAACCTACAACCTATTGTTAGGAAGGATAATCTGCGTAAGGGCAGTAAATATGATGAGGAAAAGTTCATAAATTATATTGTAATGAAGTATGGTACAGATCTTATCGAAGTCCAGAAAAAGAAAGGTTGAACTATATATCGGAGACATCAATGTTTTACAACCCATATGCTGTTGCCTTTCAAAAATATATGAGTCAGTTTCTTGGTTCTCGATATGAAGAACACAAAGAAATCGTAGAGCGTATTGCCACTATTCTTGTTACTGAGCAAGATTTTCAAAAGTTTATGCAAATGATGGCTTCAGTCTTTGAGGCAGGATTTATGAAAGCAGTCAACGATTATAGGTCGCAAGGATTCCAGGTTGAAATCAAATCTTAGTTCCCTTCATCATAAAGAAAGGCAAAAGTCCAGGATGTCGTTTCGCTTCTATATTTTGGAATCCCACTATCTCATAAATCTTTTTGAATTCTTTACTTTTGAGGTGTCTAACTGGTCCTTCTAACCAAACAATGAAGTGATTGTAGAATAACTCTCCCCATAACTCGTCTGGGTCGCCGTCAATAATATGAACCCTACCGCCTGGACGGAGCACTCTAAACATTTCGGCTATTGCCTGAAGTTGATTGGGATAATGGTGAAAACTATGAGTACAAGTTATAGCATCAAAGGTGTTTTCAGGAAACGGAAGGTTTTCACTATCTCCAAGAACAAAATGAAGCCGCTCGTGTTTGGGGCATCTACTCAACATACCCTCACTCAAATCTAATCCCCAAACTTCTGCTCCTATAAACTTTATAACTTGAGAAGCAAAGTTCCCTGTTCCACAACCTACATCAAGGATTTTTCTATCAGTATCCTTGAGTTGTTTGAGAAGCATTTGATGAGCAGGCTTGAAAAAAATGGGCTGTAGAAATGATTGGTTGTAGTGAAGGCTCCAACAATCAAACTCTTTTTTAGCGTAAGATTTTTTATACATTTACATTATGTATCAACTTTCGGTGGTTTCACGAAAAAATACTACTTAGTAAATGTCTCCATTACGTTTTATGGCATCATTTTCAAAGGGCACAGCGTACCGGCGATAAAACTCGTCAGCAGCATTATGAAGTGCTCCTGTAATGAGAGCAATACTCCAGTAGCGGCGCTCAGGAATACAACCTAAAGCCAGCTGGGAGCAAAGATAGTTTAGCAATCCAGCAACTACACGAGGGTCTTTCTCTCTTTCTTGTATTGTTTTAACTTTTGCTATAAGACTACTGAGTTCCTCATCAAAGTATTGGCGGTCATTTTTGTTTATATAGGGCATATTTATTCTCCAAATACACCTTCATTATACATAACAAAAAATAATAGTCAATCCTCTTCTATAATCTTTATAAGAATCGGTTCATTTAGGTTGGGACATAAAGCCCAATGTGTATATATTGGAGGTGGATTGGTGAATACTTTCACTTCTACCTCATGATCTTTTTCACATCGGGCGCAACATTTGATTTCAGTTTTCATATTTCATCTAACTCTATTGGGTCAATCTCCTCTTCGTCTCCTTCTTTGCTATAATCAAGTATATCTAAATCAAACTTGATTATATCTTCTTGGGAAGGCTCTGGAAGTTGAGTGGCTTGTATCTTAGGCTGCTGCCCGTAAGTATCTTCTGCTGGAACTTGCTCTTCTCCTGATTCCATACCTTTTGGTGCTGGTAATGCTGGCGCTGGTTGTGTTCCTGGAATGCCCGTTGGTGGTGGTTGCTCCCCGCCCATCATGGGAGTTGGCCCACCGGCTTCTGTTCCCATTTCTGTTCCACCTTGACCCGGCATAGCAATACCAAGTAGCTGTGGATTTTGAGACAATACTTGTAGTTTTACATCTTGTAGTTTTTGTATGGTTGCTCTTGCTACTATTTCTTTTGCTTTATCTGGCTGAAGTTTCAACACTTCTGTGTGTATATCCAAATCAGCCATCAATCCAGTTCCCTTTATAGCAGCGGCTCTATTGAATCTGGCTTCAATAACTTCATTTTCGCTCAACTCTCTGTAATGGCTTGGAGCCGTAAGTTTAACTTGTATATCATCGTACAAAGCGGTTGGAAATCCCCTTAGTTCCAAATGACGAATAGCAATCTCTGTTAGTCCTCTCGCTAAACTCTGTTGTAGTCTTTCAACTAAACGAGCAAACTTTACATCAACAGAAGATAAGGTGGTTCGTGTAATCTGGACATCTTCTTGAGCCATATAGTTCTTTGGGAAGTTCAAAGAGATAAACAACTTGTTGCGGAAGTAAAGGGCATCATCTATTTCTCCCAAGTTTTGCGCACCTGGAAGCGTTTCAACTCTCGTATTGGCGTTAGGTCTAATAGGAATCCAAAAATCTTCATCTTGAGAAGGTGCCTGCCATCTTTCTTCAACTGGGCTTGCTCCACCAAACCCTTGGTCTCCTTTTGTGCTAAAAGTTTTTCGTTTGCGAAGCATATCCTGCATCCTAGTCATAATACCTTCAGCTTTGAAGGAGGGCATATTTCCCACATCAATGTAAAACACTCTTCGTTCTGGTGCTCGTGTTAGGCGATATACCAACATAGCATCTTCCATAAGTCGCAACTGGTGGGCAGGGCCTCTTGCTGGTTCTACCAAACTAACTCCATAAGGATAAAATGTTTTTATCTCTCCACCAATACGAAAATGAACAATGCTTTCTGGAGCAAATCGTATGGCTGTGGATTGAGCCAACTCTGCTTCCGTTGCTTTCGTCACTTCTACTCTGGATAGGCTGTTATAGTCTGGGCCTTCTTTTGCTTGTTGAAATTCAACTAACTTGCCCTTGATGGTTTCAATCCTATACATTGAATCAGGAGGAAGTTTTTGAACTTTGAGAACACCTGCTTTTGGCTCGTTTGGATCAATCACCATCTCAAGAAACTGATCACCAAATAAATAGAGATTTCTAGCCCAATCCCAGAGGTTCTCATCTATGTTCAACATTTGAGGATGAAAGAATAACCACTCTAGTTCTTGTTTCACATCTTGATCTTTACAGGTGATATCGAACATATGTCCGTTCTCACCTACTTGGCAGTTGTGGAAAATAACTCTATCTGAGGCAAAGTTTTGATGATCCATTACGGACATATCATAAACATCTTCTTCCTTGTTTTCTAATACTTGACGGACTATTCTTTTCTTCGGTTTTTGAGCAAGTATTTGTGCTTCTTTGTAGGAAAATCCCTCTGTCTCTAATCTGTCTTGAACAGCAGACCAAGTTCTATCTACAACTTCTTCAATCTGTCTTACATTTAGTCCAGCTTCAACTGCTCTCAAAATCTTGTAAATGAACTCAAGTCGCTCACTCGTTTTCCCTGTTTTCCACTCGTCCATAAATGCTCTCTCGTGCTTCCATCCATCTTTCTTTGTCCAAATACGGGCAAACTGCTTTCTTTTATTCTTAGTAAGTTCTGGCTTGGAAGATATGCGATGAAAAGGCATCAGTTCATCTTTTTCTTTGAGTTGCCCGGCTTGTATCCATTCGCCATTAGCGAGTAATACTCTGTGATCAGGTGTACAAATAAACTTACTTCCATCATCGATGATTACCAATATGGTTTGAGCACATTTTACCTTCCTTGGATGGAAAGCCCAACCAAGAGTATAATCTTGTTTCTTGAAGTCATAGCAGTAAATGAGAAACTTTTCTTCTGGGCTTTTCGTCTCGGCTAAATCCTTGATAGTTAGAAAGCCCCAAGGAGTAGCAATAAGAGTGCTTCCCACAACACAAGATTCATCAGCAAAAACAGTTATAGCAGTGTTGATTTCCGCAACTGTCCTCAATCGCTCATATTCTTTATAGCGACTTTGGCGATTAGTTATAGAAGATAAGTCAATGAAGTCATTGCTATCTCGCAATCTTACAACACCTCTACTGCCGCTGAGGAATTCTCCAGCATTACGGATGTCGGGAATAGCATCGGGTCATTTTGTTACTCATCTTACGATGGGATAAGCCATTTCTGCTTATCTCTCCCGCTCACACGGAAGTTCAGATCATATCATCAACCTGTTAGGTTGCTCGGCGTGTGATCGTTACGGGGTCAATGACGACTTCCCTCGGTATTGTCTTGATTTTACAAGAGTTTCACCGATATAGCCAAGTTTTTTCATAATCCATTACTGGACTACGCCGCACTTATTTTACGGTAACGCCCGCTCCTTCAATCTCTTTGCTGATCTCTCTTCTTGATATAGGATCAGGTGTTGAAGCACCTTTCCAAACCTTATATAAATCGGCATGTTGTTACTCATCTTACGATGGAACCAATCATTTCTGTTGGTTTCTGATTATCGCTAATCAGATCAGACTATATCTTCAACCCATTAGGTTGCCTGGCGTGTAGTCGTTGAGGGGTTACTAAAACTTCCCTGCGGATTGGCCGCACCTAACTATTTTTACACTTTGGTAAGTTAGGATACTCGGTGTTTCCCGCATATAGCCAGATTTCATCCTATTATTACTAACAGGAGAGGCCATTTGACCAATAAGGCATTATTTACCTCCAAAATGCTATTTACATATAGCATTTATATGATAATATATAATAATATGATTAGAGATTTATCTGGTGAAACTTTTGGAAAACTCAAAGTTTTAGAATATGCTGGTATAAAGATTATAGGAAAGAATAAGAAAAGTTCTTGGAAGTGCCTGTGCGAATGCGGGAAGGAAGTCATAGTTCTGGGAAATAGTTTAGTTAGAGGCAATACCAAAACTTGTGGTTGTAGTAGAAAATCAATGCTTGCTGAAAGAAATAAAAAGTTGAGTATTCAAAATGTAAAAAACATAGCAGGAAAAACTTTTGGTAGGTGGAAAGTTATAAAGTATATAAAAAGCACAAACAGGCAAGCAATATGGCTATGTAAATGTGAATGCGGTAATGAAAAAGAAGTTCCTGGAGCGACTTTGAGAAAAGGACAAAGTAGATCGTGTGGCTGTCTATCAAGAACTCTCAATGGTTTATCAACCAATAAAAAGGAATACAGAAAATATCGCAATCAAAATCCAATCAACAGATTGAGAAATAATGTAAGTCGCCTCGTAAATCACGCTCTTCACGGACGCAAAAACGGCAAATCAGTATTCCAACATTTACCTTATACTTTCCAACAACTCAAAGAACATTTAGAAAAACACTTTGAACCTTGGATGTCTTGGGAAAACTACGGCGGGCGAACTGACGGTACGAGAAAAACTTGGCAGGTAGATCACATTATTCCTCACTCTTCTTTTAACTACATTTCATTAGAGGACACTGCTTTCAAAGATTGCTGGGCTCTTTCTAACTTACGACCATTAGAGAAGATTGAGAATATGATAAAAGGAAATAGATAATCCTACCTTATCTTATTCAATGTAGTATAATCAAAGTTCTCAACATCCTCCACTCTATATTCGTGCTCTCCTGATTTATATGTAAGTTTTTGTGGGCCTGGCTTTCCGTGCCCCGGAGCAGTGCTAATCTTTAGAATAGAAATCTCTTTTGCTTCCTTCAACCTTTCAGGAAAACCACCCATTACCACGGGCATGCGCAATCTTCCTTTTCTTGGATAAGTTGCTACTTGTAATAGAAAGTTATACATCCTATCCAACTTTGTTTTACCGAGTACTTCTTGATTATGCTTTTCTACTTTCTTCTTGGTTTCTTCGTCCCATTCAGGAGAAACACTAACTACTGGTATGTTTCTATTAGCATAGTTCCAAGAACTCTCAGCATCTTTTGGGTTCAATCCAAACTTCCGTGCTATTTCCATCATTGTTTCTTTATCATCTATATCATATTCGCCCTTTGCTGCCCATAAGAATACTTCAAGCCCTGCCCTATAACCTTCTGCTAAATCAAGGTTATCAGTGAAAGAAACTGCTTCATCGCCTGCTCCTCCCAAGATGGCTCCAAGTTTATGCTTAGTTCTTGGAATAAAGCCAGTGCGCATAATCTCATCAGCAAATGGCGTAACGTGATACAGCCACAAAGGTTTTGATTCAAATTCTAACCAAAGACGGAAATCCATTTCTATATATAGATATGCGATTCAAAGAGTGGCTTGATAAACTGGAAGGGTTTTACGGAGGGTCAGCCTATGGACCAATAGATGATTTGAGCGCAGGTGGTTCAATGGGACAAGCAGGAGATGATTCTGCTATGGCCTCTAAAGGAATAAGAAGTAAATATAAAGCTATTGATAATCCCTTACGAATAAATCCCAAAAAGAAAAGACCTTCCTCTCCAGGTAGATTTGACCAATCTACATCACCGGGAACTGATTGGCCTCGTTTCTAACTACTTATTCAAAGACCTTCTTATTGCTTCTTGTCTTAGTTTTTGTATTCTTCTCAAATCAGCAGCAACTTGAAAAGGACTAGGTGCTTGTAGATTTGGAGGCTGCTGTTGCTGTTGAGGGACTTTCAATGGAGTTTGAGCCAGTTGTAATCCAGTGTTCGTGCGAGGGACTGACTGTAAGTTTCGCCTTGACCTTTGTACATTGTTCTGATTATTTCGTCCTCTTCGGCATCCACACATAATAAATCTCCTTATAAGTATTTAGTATTCAAAACGAAAAAGGAGCGGTAAAATGACTTACCACTCCTCTAACGCTTATAAGGAGATTTACTCAAACAACGATTGAATACGCCTCGATTTCTCTTGGAGAGCCATTTGTTGATCAGCGAGTATCTTTAGTATAAGGTGGTCCTTGAAGGCTTGCTTATCCAATCTTTCTACGCCCGTTTCTTCCAAATACTCTATCTGGGATTTGAGAAGACTGAACTCCTTTTCTTTCTTGGCGAGACGCTTTTCCACTCGTTCCTTGGTACAAGGCAGTTCTTCCAAATCTTGCTCATAGAGATTCCATTGATATCCTTCGGCTCTAACGAACTGACCAAGATACCCAGATACGGTTATTTTCGTACCGACTGGGATTTGATGCCCAGACATTATACCTATAACTTTCGCTTCGTCGCCTGCTTCAAATTTAGCCATACTCACTGCTCCAATGTATTCAGGGTAATCATCAAAAAGATAGTTTATCATTTGCCTCGATGAAAGAATAGATGGGTGTTTCAATATGATCTGTTGAAACACCCATCCCGAATCAAACAGATTAGGCCATCGAGTGACGGCGGCTGTGATTGCTGTGGCTTGTAGTCCAAGTCTGATTGTTGATTTTCAGACCCATACCAAAGCGGTTAGCAATAGCCTTAGCAGATTGAACAACGCCAGAACGGGTTGTATAGAAAGAAGTGTTGTCGGAACTTCGGAGTAGCTTGGTCGAGCGAAGGCCAGGAATCGAAACGGTTCCCTCAAAGCCTTGTTGACGCTTGCTAATCCTGCAGTTGATATAACTCATCACTTTATCCTCTGTAAAAAGGTTTACTGACCACTAATGTCTATATCCTATTATGATCCAAAATGAACGAAAACTTTAGGGCATTTTGCGCTAATCTAAAAAATGCTCGAACAAATCAAGATATGCGGACATAACGGATTTATGCAACGCTCCAAACTATCATCGGCACAAGTTTTGTTAGAGAGTGAACCTCAGCAATGGTATGCACTGGTAATCTGTGATAGTCAATGCCCTATTCCAAGATTTGTAGAAAGCACCGCCAAAGATTATTTCAGGCTGGAGTTTGACGATGTTTGTTCGTCTCAACTTGGTTTAGCTCCCAATAGCACCATTATAGAGGATGGACTACATTGGGCAAAAGATAAAGAGAAGCTTATGGTTGCCTGTCACGCCGGTATTAGCCGTAGTTCTGCTATGGCTTTGGTCATAGCAACGGAAGCGTGGGGATTAGACAAGGCATTTGCCCTTCTTTCTCCAAGAGAACATTACCCAAATAAACTCGTAATCAGGATTGGTGCGAGTTTGATAGGTATGCCTGAGTTGTGGGACAGATTTGCTATATGGTTAGAGAAGGCAACTGGAAGTCGCTGGCGGGGAGGGTATGACTTTGAGATTTAGCGAGCCAAGGTTCTTTTCTCAAACAAACACTGCAAGCCCATAGATTATCTCTATCATAGTTGCCGTATTGCTCCAGCATCCATTTCTTACATCTATTACAGAACCTTCGTTTTTCAGAGGGTGTTGCGAAACTTGCCCCTGGTTGTGTGGCAGGCTCCTTCCTGAAGCAAGTCAGGTGTAAAGTTTTTCAGGACATCAGAGGCAATAAATCGGTTAGAGTTTATATTATCGTAAGGAAGACCACAGCCGTATAAAGTTGGTGCTAAAATCCTTTGTTCGGCAGGTCTGCGGCGGTGGTGATGGAAATCCAAAATCGCTTCCTTGTATTTGGTATATAGTTTTGCTGGGGATACATCCTTGGTGTGCTCGTAAAAGTTGAAAGCCGCCAGCATTTGAACCACAGTTTCCAATACACTTTCTACGGGCATTTTCTTTTTGCTACTTCCTACCTTAGAAAAATCAATGAACCAGCAGAAAGAATCGTGGTCATAACGGAAGAGTGGATTTTGGATACCGAGTTTGTAGTGTAGATTGATTATGTCTTGTAAATCGTGCCCCGTCATCGACCAGTTTTTGCCGTGAGTGAAACAATAGTAGTAGTATCCAATGACACCTCTAAATGTTATTACCATTATATTTTTAGCATACCGCTGGTAAAAATCATTGCGAATACAAAAGTTACAATACAACTTGTGTGGGCCACATAATCGTTCGTTACATTTGCGCAAAGAGCGATGAAACATTGTGACTTTACCACAGAAGTTACATTGTCCTAAAAGACGCACGCCATCCGTCAAATCGCCTGGAACGGCTGTGATTGTAACTTTTTGAACTTCTGTTTTTATCTTTGGTTTCTCTTTTGGTTTACAATCAAGGCAAGAACAACCATCAGGATGTTTGTTTTCCTTGGATTCTTTTTTTGTAACCTTTATAGGATTTCCGGGATCTATCTTACTTATTGCTTGAACTGCGCTTTCGGCAAGTTGGCTGTTGGAACCCTGCGTTATATCACGTAGATGCGCAAGAGCGCCCCAGGCTTGCTTGCCGATTTTGCCAAGAGCAGTCATTACTGATTGGCGATAGATGACGGTGTAACTTTCACATCTCAAATCTTGATAGAGTTGAGAAAGTGTGATAGTTCCTTGAACTTCTTCTATCTCGTGAGATTCGTTGTTGGGAATAAGAACTTTTCCCATTTCCAGATTCCTACTGGGTTAGTGATTCGATAGTTTTTTCTGCTGCTTCTCTAACCGATTTTAGCTCTTTTGGGCTGTTGATAATTATATTGAGGACGGGCAGTGCTTTCAAACCCGCTTTACGACATAAAGAGATGCAATCCATTACCTTCATGCGGTACATGGGCGTATAGACTTCACATTTGAGGTCTTGGATAAGTTGCTCAAGCGTTACAACTCCTGAAACCAAGTCACAAGCAATGTGGCTATGGTCAGTTTGAATAATGCCCATAACGGGATTGTAGCCAAAATGGATTGATGAAGCAAGACGACTTTCCAAAAAAATCAGCGGCAATACTCTATATAGTTTATCCTATTGTTGCAACAAGGAGAAGATATGAGAGATTTTATCACATGGATCAAGGAAACCAAGGGTGCTGAAAACCTCGAACAGCCGATAGAGGCAGAAGAGGGAAAAGAAACTACCAGCGAAGATAGTACTGGAAGAGCGGGCGTCCGTAGTCATGCTTATCCCCCACTATACCATCGTGGCCAGTATCCGGCTTTGGCTCAAACGCCAGGCGCAGCAGATGGAGCATTCTATCTGTCTAAGGCAAAAGATGTAGCAAAGTAAAGTTTATTTGCTAAACAAAAGAGGCGGGTCAAAAAAGCCCGCCTTTTCCTTTTTAGATAATCAAAAATCAACCATTGAGCAATGTGATTCCATCAAGTGGATCTTCAGTGAGAAGAACCTCTTGTTCTTTGGTCTTTTCTTCGTTAAGATTTCCATCAGAAGTTTGTCGTACATATTCAACAGTTCCTTCGTGAGTGACTGTTGGTGGGACTTCTGTGATTAGCTTCTCTTGCGGCATATTTACCTCCCTAATAAACTTAAGTTCGTGGGTTTTTACCATTTGGAAATAATAGCTGTCGCCGATGAACATTTCGCCTTTACCTGATTTTGGGTCATGGCGGATTACTCGGCGTCCGGTTTTGGTTGGACGAGGTAGATAGAGGTCGGCTTTGGTGTTATTTTGGAAAATATACTCTCCCGTTCCTTCCAATGCCTTCTTTTTCTGTTCTAACTGCTGCTCTCTCGTGTTTTGTTGTCGTTTCATAAAATAACCTTGCATTTTGTGTCTAACTTTTATATAGTAA